GTCTTTCTATTTCTGTTTGTTCTTCTGTTAATCCTAAATCTACATCACCCCATGTATCACCACCAACATAAGATGGGTTGGTTGATTTGATTACAAAAGATATAGCATCTGCAAACACATCTGTTAATTTACCATTAGAATCTACACCACAAACATCACCTTTAGCTATAGTTCCACAACTATCAGCTTTTTTCATGTATTCGGCGTAGTCAGCACCTGAAGCGTTAACAGTTCCACCAGCGTTAATTGAACGACTTGTTGTACCATCTCTACCTAGATAAACAGCAGTTGCAGCACCATTAAAGTTTTCATTTGAAACTTGACCGACTAGCATATTTCTATTGCCATTACCGCTTGATTGAACTGCAAAAGAACCACCGCCAACAACAAGATTTGCAGATGAGCCATTGTTTACTGTTCCAATATGCACATTACCTGAACTATTAATAAAAAGCCTAGGATTACCACTACCATCTGCAAGAACTATATTGTTGCTTGAGGTTCTTATGTCTAAGCCACCTTGATTGCCATCAAAATTACCCAAAATAACATTTCTTGAACCTGTTGTAATAAAACCACCACTTGAGTTAGTAGCATTATTTGAGCCTCCAATAAAAACATTACCACTACCAGTTGTAAGACTGTTACCAGCACCTTGCCCTAAAGCAGTATTTTGTAATCCTGTAGTAACAGATTTCAAAGAATCTCCACCAACAACTGTGTTACCAGCACCTGTAGTGTTTGTTTCTAAAGCACCTTTACCAACCGCAGTATTGTTTGATGCTGTGGTATTACCAGCAAGAGCATTATGACCTAAAGCAGTATTACTATTGCCTGTAGTATTATTTTCTAGTGAAAAACTACCAAAGGCAGCGTTTGAAAAACCCGTAGTATTATCTGTTAAAGCATCATAGCCTACTGCTGTAACATTAGATGCTGTGGTACTTGCATCTAAGGATTTTGTGCCAACAGCAGTATTTTGAGTACCTGTAGTGTTTAGATTTAAAGAATTAAATCCAACAGCAGTATTGTTTGATGCTGTTGTATTTGCTGATAATGCACCTTTACCAATACCTGTATTAGCATTACCTGTAGTGTTAGCATCTATTGTTAAACTACCAACACCCACATTGTCAGTACCAGTTGTATTAGCTCCAAGAGAATTATAACCAATACCTATGTTGTTTGCTTCTCCGCTACCTGTAGCACCTGAATTAGTTAAAGCAAAAGCACCAATAGCAATATTTCTATCGGTATCGACATTGGCATCTAATGCATTAGCACCTATGGCGATATTTCTTTCACCATTTGTAAGGGCTGTTAAAGCAGCATCACCTATAGCTACGTTCTGAGCTCCTCCCACAATGCTATCTAAAGCTGTATCACCCAAAGCTGTATTTGCACTACCAGTTGGATAATTACCATCAAGTTTAATTGTTCCACCATCTACTGAGACGTTACCGTTTACGGTTAAACCTGTAAGAGTTCCTACGCTAGTTATATTGGTTTGAGCTGCTGTAGCTAGTGTGCCTGTAATAGATGTATTAGCTGTAAGGGTTGTGAATGTACCTGCTGCTGGAGTTGTGCCACCAATGACAGAGCTATCTATAACTGCTCCGTCTAAGTTCATAGCTACTGAAGTACCAGTAGCACTAAATAATCCGTCTACTGTATCAAGGTCAGCGTTTAGCTTTGTTCCCCAAGTATCAGTAGATGCTCCTACCTCTGGTTTGGTTAAATTTAAATTCGTTGTAAATGTATCTGCCATAAAAAAATTCCTCTAAGCTGCGTCTTGTTCGCCTAAGTTTGTCCATGATGTACTTGGATTAGTTTGTTCTGTCCAAGTTTCGTCTGCTACTATTTGATCGGTCCAAGTCTCACCAGGAACAATAATATCTTCCCATTTTAGACCACCAACTGCATTAAATCCACTTGTTTGTGCAATTACAGATGCACCTGTTCTAACAAGTCCACCAGTTGCATCGAATCCGCTGGTTTCTGCAAATGTTCCTTCACCGACTACAGTAAATCTACCTGTAGCTGTCATACCTGATACGACTGGTCCTATAACTACACCACGGTCTATTTGTGTGCCTGTGGCTATTACATTAGAAGTTGCAGCTATAGTTGCAGATCCTAAATCTATTTGTATACCAACAGCTGTAAATCCAGATGTTCCTGATATGGTTGCAACACCTCTATCAATTTGAACACCAGATGCTGTAACGCTAGATACTGCACTAATAACCGCTTGTCCGCGATCTATCTGTCTACCTGTTGCTGTTGCAGAAGAAACTGCTGATATGGTTGATGCACCAGTAATAACAAATCTACCATCCGCTGTAGCAGATGATGTTTGTGCTATTGTGGCTGCACCAAAGTGATATACAGGAGTTCCGTAATTGGACTTTCCGTATGTGTATAAGCCATAGCCTACTGAGGCCATGATATTACGCTAATGTTATATCTAAATCGCCAGCGTCAAATCTAAATACATCGCCTGAACTTACAGTCTTTGAAGCTGTTAAGTTTGCATAGGCCATTAGATTACCACTTGATGAAGCATCGAATATACCTACTGCAACTACAGTTCCATAATCTGCTGTAGCTGTTGGATATTCAACCGCAGCTGAGTTAGTTGCTGTGGTGGGGTCAGTACCAGATACAGTAAATGCAGCTGATTGTCTTGCATAAGCACCGCCTGATACCTCTGTACCACCACCAGTATCTGTAGGTGCTACAGTATATAAAGCAACATATAATGTTCCTGGTGCTGTATAAGCATTACCACCAAATACATGGTCTAATACTTTATCCTCTAAATAATCACTAAATCCAGCCATTTTATCTCCTAATTATTATTCCAATAATACATTTTTTTACCAGACTTGCCATAAGTTCTTCTTCTTTGTATTAGAGATCCTTTGCCAAATTCTGCTTTCTCTTGTTCCATTCTCATCTCTTCTAATGCTTTTTCAAATTGTGCTGTAAATAACGGCACTCTTTCATCTTCCATTAGATAGATAGAAGCGTGTTTTAAAGCACCATATAAGTAAGCATCTGGATATCCTGTGGATATAAAGTTCGTTGTATTAGAACTGCTTAAAGCATCAATAGTGCCATAGTATGTTAATTGTAGCGTATAACTTGTGTCAGGGGTAGGTGCTAACTCTAATGAATTATCTACGATTGCATAATAAATTGGTTGACCAGTTACGTTATTATTAGCTTTTCTATAGACATCTAGTGATTCAATAGACTGTTGAAATAACGGTCTAAAATCGTTTGATGTAATTTCTATATTAATAGCTTCTAACCAATCTGTTGGTAATGACATATATTGTGCATCTGCTGTAGCAGTAGCACGTTTAATCATGTCTTTGGTTCTTAATCTTCTGTTAAATTCACCTTCTGTTGCATCAATAAAAAAGTCTAACTGGTCTGTTAAATCTGACCTGTTTAAGAAATTTGCAATATTAGTTTTTAATTCATCATATGTCATACTTTACCTTTCCATGTCCTAAAGGGTTTGTTATCAGAATGGTTTAACCATTTCTTCCATTGTGCAGAATCTTTAGCCCAACCTTCTCTTAAAGCTTTTTGGTATATTACCATGGGTATTTCTGCTACATGACGAAAATCTTTACCTGGTGTATGTTCAGACAGGTGTTTTACATAATCTAAAGTAGGTTGTATATCTTGTTTTGTTTGATAAACAACTTTCTCATCTTCGGTTGCAAAAATAGATTGCAAACCTTTTTTATGATCTATTAATGTAGTTTTTGCCATGTAGAGATTTTAGCACAAAAAAAAGGGATGCCGAAACATCCCTTTAAGCTATATATCAATATTATGATGTTGATAAATCAGCAACGACTCCGTGAGCAGCTTCGTTAGATACTTCTAACCCATACTCAACAACAATCATTTTTGTTTCAGCATCACCAATAGTAGCGATATCAACAGTTTTAAAGTCTCTTAAGTATGACACTTTTGCAAACTCTGGATCTACTAATAGTAATGATCTTTCTCTTGATCTGTTTGATGGAACGATTTTTAGTTCACCAAAGTCAGATGAGTAGACTGATACTGAAGCTTCTACAGTATTAGCATCGATCATTTGTCTAGCTTGAGTTCTACCTGTGAAACCAGAAATAACTTGTTTGTTATGTGGTCCACAAATTGCCATTGATGGCTCGCCGCCATTTGTGAAAGCAAGTTGTAAAACATCTTTAAGTAGAGTTTCAGTTAAAGCTCTTTGAGTTCCGTCTGTTGGAGCAGCGCCGCCACCAGTAGAAGCACCAGAAGTACCTCTTGAATCGTTAGATGTAATCCATGATTCAAAACCACCAGTTACCCTAGCTGTTGTAGCGTCACCAGTTGTTTTAGCACCATTTTTACATAGAGCTTCTTCCATGTCTCTTTTAAGAGCTTTAGCCATAATAGCTAGTTGGTGAGCCATTTCTGATCTCTTACCAGCTGGGTCTGAAGCGTCTTGTGAGCCAGTTACAGTTGCATCTCTTGATGAGATCATTGCAACATTACTTACTCTTGTTGTAGCTGTAGCAGCAGCTCTTGAAAGTTCAAAACCTTCTAGCTGACCACTCGCACTTGGAGTAGGTAATGATTCTGTTTGCCAATCAAACACTACGTTTTTAATATTTCGTTTACCAATTGATGACATAAACGGAGTTTGCATTGGAGAGATGTTGTAAATAATATTACTTAAATCTTCTCTGTCAGCAGTAGCCGTATATGTGTCAAAAGCGTTAGTTACTTTAGCCATTTTATATTCCTATTAAATTAATTGTTCAAATACTTTAGCCGCATCCTGAATTTTTCCAGTTTTGGCCAACTTCTGTTTTGCTTTCTTCACAGGTGCTGCCGATTTAGGTCGGTTAGTAGTACCAGGTCTGGCCACTCTTGCTGGTGCTTTTTGTGTTGGTTTTTTCTTTGTGGCTTCAACTGTTTTAGAGTTTAACCAAGCATTTCTTAAACCAAGCAAAGCACGATAATCATAAACCTGTTGAATTTCCTCAGGTGTATAACCTAAAGTATTCACGGCATATTCGCTAATAGCCAACTTTTCTTTTGTAGCAACCTCTTGGTTTTGCCACTCAGGGATTATTTCAAGAAGCTTTTGATTACCGTATTCAACAAATTGTGCAATCTGTTGTTGCTGTTTAACCAAGGCTTCTTGTTGAAGTCTTTGTTGTTCAGCACTTACAGCACTAAGCTTTTCTTTCTTTTCATCCCAAAGTTGTTTTTCGCGAACATAACCAACAGGATCATCTTCATACAAAGCGTTCCAATCTGGTTCGTTAGCCAATTCGCCCTTTAATTGGGCTTCCATCTTCGGTAACAACTGCGAATAAATCGCATCTCTTTGCGCTAACTCTGCTTGCTGCTGCTCAATAGTCTTACGCTGTTGAGAGAGTTCTTGTGTCTTGCGCGTATAATCTTGCTGACGAGAATATCCGTTGATGAGTTCCTCTTGCGTCACCTCAACTTCTTGACCATCTACTTTTACTGTAAATGTCTGAGGTTGCAAGGCTTCCTCTTCAACATCGGTTTGTTCTTCATCTAGTTCTTCGTCCTCATCGTCAAACTCTTCATCATCTTCTACATCTTCTTCAAGAGCTTCAGGTTCTTCAAGTTCTTCTTCTAGGACTTCTTCTTCAGTTACTTCTTCTGTTTCTGTGACTGCATCCTCAACCTTGTCCTCTTCAGGGGTTAAGAAACTTTCAAACATAGAAGTAGTAACTTCCTTATCAGTTTGTAAAGCAGTCGGTTTATCCGTTATTGCCATAATAAATACTCCTTAATGTATTTAAGGGTATTTTAGCTTAATAATGTGTAAAAAGGGAAGGTTTAGCCGATTTTTCTAATTTTGTTTATATTAGCTTTTGTTAGTTTGCCTTTTTCTGCAATGATACGCAGATGCCTTTCAACCTCTGGTAATAGTAATAATGATCTGTGGATATCTTCTCTAGCAGTAACATCATCTATTTCTCTTGAGTTTAACCAATGAGTTATATATTCGTTTTTAAGATTTTCTATTGCTTCTTTAAAAACTTCTGATGTTAATATTTGTTCAGCTTGCGCAGCTTTAACTACTTCTTCGTGTGATACCGACATTAAAATAATCCCCTAGGTAATTGTTGGTCTACAGAAAATCTACCGCCAGTTGGTGTTTGTAAACCAGCAAGTTGTTGTTCTAACTCTGCAATTCTTGTGTCATAAGCTGATAAATCAGGCTGTTGAAAGGTTGGCATATCTATACCAGATATTGCTTTAGTAATATCATCTTGTGTTACAAACTTAGAAACATCTGGTACTCGTTGTTGTGGTATCGACATTAAAATATCTTGTTTTAATATGTCAGGGTCAAATGTAGGTATATCTTCTAGTCTAGCAAGACCGCTTATATCAGGAATATTAATACTTCCTCTCATATCTTCCATAAGTTCTTTTCTTAATGCTTCTCTATCTATAGAAAATTCTCTACCTGTAGGAACTTCTGGTATTAGTGATGGTATATCTTCTCGCGTTACAAACTGTGATAAATCTGGTTGTTCAATCGTTGGCATACTTTCAGCAATTCGCTCTTGTACTATTTTTTCAATAGCTTCTCTATCAAAATCAAAATCAAATAATTTACCTATGTCTTGTAAACCACTTACAGGTGGCACATCTGGTATTTGAACACCACCAAATATATTTCTAAACGGTATATCTTTTCTATCAACTGGTATATTTACACCACCAATACCTGTGCCAAAAAATGTTGGATCGTCAGGAGTTTCATAAGTTATTGCTGGAGGTGTAAGTTTTTCTACATCTCTAGGTATGTTTAATTGTTCTTGTGTATAACCGCCTGGTTGTTCTGGAGAATAACTTACGCCTGGTGCAATGACTTGTTCCATTGGCATACCGCCTGCTATAGAACGAGCATAATCAAAACCAGAACGATATGTAGGATCTGAAAAAGGTATTGTATAACTACCAAAATCATCTGGGCCTAATACAGGGCCTTGTTGTTGTGGTATGTTGGGTATATTTTGTAAAAAATTGTTAGGACCGCCTGCAAGATTTGTTCCTATATTTTGTATAGAACCCAATCCACTTAACCCTTTTGCGCCCATGGTATTAAAATCTAAATTGCCTAATGCTTCTATTATTTCTCTTTGATTCAGTTCTATTGCCATATTAACCTGTAATTAACTTGTCCATCTTTGCGTCTAGTTTATCTAAACGATCTATAACTCTATCTATGCTTATTGCAAATTCTTCTTTAGTAACATAACTTCTTGCTACTTCTTCGCGAGTCTTATTGAGTAGTATATCAACTCTTTTAAGCTCTGTCGCGTTGCTTCTTATACCATGAATGATTGGAGCAATCACCAAAGTAATAACAATATTCCAATACATTAATGGATCCATTAGTAACTCCAAATGTGTGGTCTTGGTCGACCTTGTGAGTCTTTAGATATATCTAAGTGTATAAACCTAGCACCACCTTTTTGGTTTACACCAATACCAGTAAATCCATAGTCTCTAGCTTTAGATATAATTTCTAATGCTTGTTTACCTCGTACACCTATGTCAGCTGCTAAACCTAATGCGTGTGTACCTGGCTTTGATTTCTTTATTTCTACAGGATGGTCTGCACATCTAAAGCCACTTGTTATCTTAAATGGAAAACCACAGTCAGTTCTAAGTGCTTGTAACTTGTCTATAAGCTCATGTTCTATTTTGTTTTCACCACAATGCTTACAAGCAAATTCTTCTAGTTTAAAATTATCCCAACTCATTTTCTTGCTATTCCTTTAGTTTTTTCAAAAGTTCTCAATCCGCCAAGTCCTAACATACCCATTAATACAGTCATTAATGATCCCATGTCAAAGGATGGTAATATAAAAGATATTCCAAATGCTGAGAGTAAGAAGATGATAATAGGCTGCAACAAAAAGTGATAAAGCATAGCAACGCCACAAGTCCAACCCACAAACGGCCTCCATCCGCTAACAAATATAGATTTATGGCCAGCTTCAATTTTATTAATTTCCACTTGAGCCATATTCGCTTTATGAAGTTCGGTTTTAAGTTCATGGTTTAGTTTTGCTTGTAAGTCCTTATCAGGGACTAGCTTATTAACTATGTCGCTTACTGGACCTATAAGTTTATCAATCATTTTTTAGTTTTCTTCATTTTTTTCTTTTTAGGTGGTCTACCTACTTTGCTTCCGTATGTTCCTTTTCCTTTTGGCATAATCTTTCCTCATCTATTGTATATATCGATAGTTTTTGGCTTTTGCCCTTTACACTTATCGGTTTTAATAATTTTAACTTAAATTTACAATTTATGGCAGTAGAATAACCAATCAATATATCTTTTCCTACTTCTTTGGTTGCAGATTCTAATCTAGCTGCTGTATTTACGCAGTCT